TTGATGCGCTGAGATATTTTGTCAAGTTTCGCCTTTGCCTCATTTTTGCGATCAGTAACAACATCAGTTGCTTTAAAGTCTTTTATTACCTGGTCAGCAATGCCGCCGTAGTCAATGCCGGTGCGCTTGTTTGGTGGTAGCGTATTTTGACGATCACGCTCTTGGGTCAAAAGAGCCTCATACCGGCTCTCAAGTTTTTGGTACTTAATAAACTCGGCAGCCTTTGGGTCAAATGTGTTGCTTAACGTATCGCCCACACCAGCATACCGACGCAACTTCTGCGTTGCCGATGTGATTTCTGGTTTGCCAGAGCTGTATATAAACGACTGCAGCGAATCCAATTGCTCGGCGTTGATCTGACCGCGCTCAAAGTAAGAATGCAGTTGGTATGGGCTGGTGATTTCGCCGTTTGCAATCTTGTCTTTTAACCTTGATTTCAAAAGCGGGTTGCCTTTGTTGTCGCCTTTATCAACCTTAAGAAACTTATCAAGCTCTCCCAAAGTATCAGCGAGCGGAATCATGTCAGCTTCTAGCTGCCTCTTGCGTCTAGGGTCTGTTTCTCTTAGCCATTGAGAGTATTTCTGAACCAATAGCTGGTTATTGTTTTTTTTCTGAAGATCTTTTTGCCGAGCAATTTCCGATGCTTCATCAACAGACTGCTTGTCAAATACGTTGAGAATTTTGATAACTGCACCAGGGTTGTTGACCCGCAAATCATTCATTACGCCGCTCATCTTATTGAGCTGACCATTCTTAATCTTTTCTCTAGTTCCAATTGAATCATTCATTAGTGTCTTGTCAGAAACAATGTATTCAAGCACTGTTTCAACTTTTGCTTCTTCTACTTTCTTATCCCACCGCTCCATAATTTCCCTGCGGATTGATGCGTCACCAAACGCAAGCGTTTGCTGATCTAAATTTTTACGCATCATGTCAACCATCGGGTTAAACATTACCGTCCTACCCAACGAATCAATGCCAGTTTGGTATTCCGTCTGAGTTAACGCCGTCGCTAGTTGCTTTTCGTAATTTGCAACAGTGTCATACAGCTTGATTGTGTTTAATTCTTTTGAGCGTTTTGCCTCAGCTTCATAAGCTGACTTTAGTACAGCATTGCCATGCACAGAGAATGTCGCGTTAAACTTAATTGCAGCACTGCCATCTACCTTGGCCAAAGAATTGGTAAGCCCTTTGTTGATGTTGGCAATCTTTTGCTGCGCTTGCTCTGCTGTAATAACTCCGTTTTTTACATCGTCTTGAATTTTGACTAAGTCGTTTAAACCAGTTTGCTCAAAAGCTGCGGCCAGTTTCAACGATTGCGCCTCTGCAAGCGCTTCACCAAATACCGTAAAGTCTGCAGACATTCTGCCCAAGCCTGGTATAGCGCTTGGCATTCCGTTTTTTGCTAATTCAATTTGCTCTGGCGTAAATTGATTTTCTGCGGCAAATTGCAAAGCCTCTTTTTTTACCATGCCTTTAGCCACGCCAAAAACGCTCGCTGACATGCGGTCATAAATGTCAGCCCTTGTGGCTTCGACCCTAGCCGCTTCTCTGGCGGCAGGCATGAAATCAACCTGTGGTGGCACAACGCGATCCATCGGCACGCCGCCAGGTGCATCTAGTTGGATTCGACCGGATTGAATTCTGGTTACCATGTTGTTGCCTTATTATCTATACACAGTTTGGGCAAAATCAACCGCACCACGGGTCAATGTAGCACCAGCCAACAAGCCAGCCTGCTGACGCGCAGCTTTGCCAGCCTGAGTAAACTGACCAGCTTGGCGCTGTGCTGCAAACACGTTCAGGAAGTTCTGGTAGTCAGTCGATTGAATCATCGCAGACGCATCCTCAAACCCAAGCACTTGAGCTGTCAGCGCGTTCAGATCAGCAATGCCAACATCAAACATGGTCGCCTGCACATTTTCGCGCTGAATTGCAGCTACGCTGCCTTCACCGAATGCAATGCCAGATGCCGCCGCCCTAGCTCTGGCAGTAGCGTTAGCGGCTCGCAAATTCTTTAGCAAAGTGTTGCCAGCAATCTGATAGTTGCGTGCCTCAACCTCTGCCTTCTTCAACATGCGGCCAGCCTGGATCTGCGCATACTGATCCGACATTTCTGCGCGAACCTCGGCCACCGCCAGGTTGTCGCGTGCCTGCAGCATGTAACCCGTCTGCTGTTGGATACCAGCCGCCAGTTGCGCCTGCGAAGCAGCATAAGATGCAATAAGGCCAGCGCCTGCAACTATCATCCCACCAGAAACGCCACCAGTTGCCGGGGCTCCACCACCGGCTTGCCCAAGCAACTCTTCCCTTCCGATAGCCGCGCCTGAATGTATATCCATACTTATGTTCCCGAGTAAACGGCCACGCGATAGTCAAGGCCGAGCAAGTTCATCTTCAGCGGCAGATTCTGCGACACCTCGATCGACTGCTCGCGGCTGTAGCCCAGCACGCCATTGACCCGCTTGATGCCGGTGAAGGTAGGCTCCGGGTCATCCAGCAACGGATTATCCAACAGCCTAAACGCCACCGGCTGATTATTCAGCACAATGTTTTGTGTCTCTTCCAGCACCGCGCTGATCTCAACGATACGCTTCTTAAACGATACCCGGCTACCGGTCTGCAGCTTGATCTCAACCGGCATCGTCTTGACATACACGGTGATCGGTAAACCTACCTCGTAGCTGGTGGTCGATGCGCGGTCAAATGTCACCGAGCCACCGCCGCTGACGGTCTCGTTAGTCTGCGGCACGCCATCAGTGATGACGTTTAGCGACTTAGCAATGTGCGGCAGGCTTGATGCGCTTGCTGCAGCACCACCCACAAATGCGCAGTCGGTATACAGATCATCTTGGAAACGCTCAACAAAGTACCTTGTGGTGCCATTAAACACACGTTTAGTCACGACATAGATCTGAGTGACATCCACGCCAACGTCGATAAACTCACCATCGGTAGTGTACTCAGAGGGCGACGTAATCTGCTGGCTGCGCATAATGGAGAAGACTGCCATTGTGCCGTCGTTGGCGTTGGTCATTAGCAACAGATCTGCCTCTTCTGTACTAGATGCCCGACGCAAAGCAATCCGCTGCGGCCCCTTCAGCAGGTGACCAGACAACAGCGAGATCCGCTGGGTGATGTAGGTCAGCTGGGTGTCGCTAAAGAGAAACTCATTGAGCGACTTGCCCTGGCGCTGGATGTAGACCGAGCCAGACTCCACCGACTGCACCCGAGTGCCAGGCTTAATCCCATTTCGGCTGACGTTCTTAAATGTAAACGTCAGCGGGGTAACAGGGTCTGTTCCCTGCTGTGGCACATAGAATTCGCCGCCGGTGGTGAACACCTGGAAGTCCCGCGAGCTGATGATGTCTGTGATGACGTTAAGTTCGTTGGTGTCTAGCGTTGCTTCGACCGCATCATCGTCCAAAGATTCAAACGGCACAAAGTCAAAGAATAACCCGATCTTACTGCCCCACACGGTCGATGGCCGCGACTTACTGCCGCCAAAGTACAGCCGACCCTCATGGAAGGTCACTGACCGTGGCCAGCCTCTGGTGCTCGACCAAACATCCTCGTAATTGTGCTCCAGTTCCCAGCGACCAGCATCAATGGCCGTGGTGTTAAAGAATGGGTATTCGGTAACAGCTTCGACCACCGTTGCCGATACATACCGAGTAATCCTTGCTCGACCTTGTGGGCTGGCATTGACGTACTGGTTGACCGACTCTGTTGTCCAAGTGGTAACTGAGTAATTGCTTGCGCTAGTTGGCGTTGTTGTCCATGCCGGGGTTATCGTCGCCACCTTGGTGCTGCCGACGTAGTCCTCAATAATCCTGATCTGGCCAGCACCTGTGCCGCTGGTGATCGTGACATACATGCCGTTATAGATGTCATCAGTAGCGCTAGCCGTTGATTTCAGGGTGATTGTAGTGCTGGTGCCAGCCTGTGCCGTGCCGCTGTCGTGGTGCGTTGTAGAGGCTGTCAGCGTGATGTTTCCAGACACGGCTGATGGTGTCAGCGTTGATCCATTGTTTGTGTGGAAATCAATGTTGAATGCGTACTTAGGAATGCTGTCAAAAGTAATCGTGGTCGCCGTCCAGGCTGTGTCGCTGGTGCGTGTTATGCGCACCGGCTGCAGGTCAGGATGCACCACAATCAGCGTATCAGCCGACTGCGTCCAGCACATATCGTCAACGATACTGCTGCCAATGGTGGTGGTCAGGTAGCTGTTTCCGCTGCCGTTGATGTTGGTCTGTACTACGCCATTCTTGATGATATACATGCGGTTATGCGTAAAGCACAGCATGTAGGAATCGTCCACCGAAAATGAGAACGGCACCAAGCGCACACCGTTGCCTGCAGAGGATGTGCTGGTATTGGGCAGTTCAAGAATATGCTTTAAGCCTGGGCGGCGACGCAGGCCACCTTGCGGCTGGATCAAGACATTTGTCGCCTTGGCCAGCGCATTGCCATACTGCTGCAGATCGACACGCGCACGCAGTAACGGGTCGAGCTCACCCGTCGAGAAGTTCGTTGTGAAGTCAACGAAGCGTGCCATTAGTTCCTCACCGAAACCAAGGTGTAATCCTCAATAACGCGCACCGGCTGATTCTTGCCATCAATCACAGCAGCCTGCCGGAAGAATCCACCGCGGCCATTTTCAGCTGGATCGCCAACAGCAATCTGCCGCCAGCGCAGTGTCTTGTCGCCCTGTTCTGTAATTGGCTCGGCGATGTGCCAAGCAATCATGTACTTTAGCAACTGCACAAAGTATTGCGGCATTGCATATTCTGGCGTCTGGTACTGGTAGTCGATATAGACCGACTCCAGATTCGTCAGCAGCTTGTCGCCGTGGATTTCCCAATCGACACTAATGAAGCCGCCAACTGCAGCCGTATCGCGCACCGAGTGCGGGTTGCCAAGCCGGTCACCAGGCAAAAGGTATTCATATTTCCAATAGCTGGTGGGCGTAGTAATCAGCCGCGCCAGCTGGATCTTCTTCATGGAGAATGACCAAGGGTGCATCATCAGGGTCGAATCTCGGATGTCTGGATATAGACGGTCGCAAACCGAGCTCTCGT